CATTATAACACACAACCAGGAAATTCGGTTCCAATTTTGAACCCAAAAACCACAAAATGGAATATAGCTCTACCAATAAAAAATGATTTGATTATGGATATTCTTCGTTATAATGTTAGAAAATCACAATCAGCTAACTCTAAAAAAGTTTTAGGTGCGTATGGTTCTTCTATGAATGATAATGAGGATAGAAAAAACGAACATCAAGCATTGGTTTTAGGTGATGGGCATATTCTTTGCAATAATGAAGGTGGTAATATAGAAGTTGGTGATGGTATTTGCACTTCATCAGCAGAAGGTATTGGAATGAAAGCCACAGCAAGTCCGTCAATGGTCATAGGTATTGCACAAGAAGATGTATCTTTTAGTGGTAGCGAAACAAAACTTGTAGCTGTACAATATGGATTACAACAATTTACCCCTTGGTAAAAATTAAATAGGAATTAAAAAATGGCAGTAAAATGGTCAGTAAATGAATTAGAATACGAGATTTCAAAAGAGAGTAAATCAAACGTAGTTACATCTGTTAAATGGAGCGCTATGGATGAAAAAGAAGTAACAATAGATAATGAAAAAATAAAATATGATTCTTATCGACATGGCACTACTAATGTTGACTCAGACAAAATAGATGCAGTAAAATACAAAGATGGTGATAATGTACCTGAGGGGAAAAAAGTAGGTGATGTTAAGATAGAATCTAAAGACCCTTGGAAAGATAATGATTTTGTAGCTTATGATAAACTTGATGAGGATACAGTTATTGGTTGGGTAAAAGCAAAACTTGGCGATGATAAGGTAAAAGAAATAGAAGATGCAATTTCAAATCACATAGATAAACAAGAAAATCCAACTCAAGGAAAAGGAAAGCCTTGGTAAATGGAAAAGGTTAAGATAACAATCTTCCCTTCTTTTATTAAAGGAATGTTTACTGCATTCACTATTATTCTTTTAGGAGCTATAATGATTTTTGCTTGTGAAGATGTAAGAATTGGTAAGACAAAAAAAGAATTAGCAAAGGAAATGTTTGAAGTAGATTCATTGATAAAGACAATTCACATGGAAATGGATAGCGTTGCAATGGATTTTAATAGACTTTATATAAATGCACAGCGTATTAATAATGGAAGTAATTAATGATTGAATTTATCGTTGGTCTTTTCTTTGGATATGTTATTAGTGGAGCTGATTTAGGAGAGCCAGTACCTTCTCAAATAATCACTTATTCTGATAGTGGTAAGGTAGTTAAGGTCTATAGAACAAGTGCATTTGCTTATAGGTACTATCCTAACTCTTATACAGTTGGTTGGAATACAGATAATTATAATTACTTTGATACTACATATCAGCCACCAAGAATATATTCTAAAAGTGTGGTAATTAAAAGAAAACCTAAAAAAAGCGGAGAGTTTAGAAGGAAAAAGAGTGGGGAAAAGGGTAAAAAGAAGTGAGAGACGGAAGTATAATCCCAATATTAATTATTATAGTAATATTTGGATATCTGATGTACTCAATTAATAAAACAAGATGACTTGGTTCTATTTACATTGTGTGGCTGCTATTGTAATTTTGATTGCAGATGCGAAAGGAACATTAGAACCAGCTCTTGATAAATTTGAAGAAAAAATTGGAATTAAAACAGAATTACCATCGGATAGTACGGAGGTTGAATTAGATGGCGAAGGGAATTAGTGAAGATGCTCAAATTCATATCTCGATTGCTTTCCTTCTCAAAGCGATGGTTGCAGTCGCATTGGTTGTTGGCAGTTGGTATCAAGCTCAGATGAGATTTGCTAGTATAGAAGTTCGATTAAATGATATGCATGAAGAATTAGTTGTATTAACTTCTAAAGTTCATTCGATGGAAAAAGAACACATACAAGAATTAGAGACACAAAAAGTGGCTCTTGAAGAAGAAAACCGAAGCCTAATGCAAAAGTTAGGTTTAAGAAAAAGATAAGGAGACTATAATGGCTAATAATAAAAATAAATCAGAAAATAAGCCTATTGTTAGTATCGATGACGTAGAATACGATGTTGAATCTTTTGATAATGAACAGAAATTAATGGTTCAGCATCTGTCAGATTTAAATAGAAAGATTGACACAACTACTTTCAATCTTCAACAACTACGATTTGGTCAACAGGCCTTTATCGATGCTTTAAAAGCATCAGTAAAGAAAGAAGACAAACAGGAGTCTGAAGACTAAATGTTAGATAAAGCTATCGTATCGGCTATGTTTGTAGAATCTGTTATAATTGCCTTTAGTATAAAGGAAGATATGATGTTACAAGTAGCTCTTGGGGCTTTGGTTGTAATAGGGCTAAAAGCCACAAAAAAGGTATTGGATGATTGAGACATATGCCGAATACGGTGCTATTGGTGTCATTGTTATATTGTTTGTTATGATGATAACTAATTTAATAAAGAGTCAAAAAGCACAAAATGAAGATTTAGATTCTATTAGACAAGCGATTGCTAAGATGGAGTCTAAGATTCAAAATGTAGAGGGAATAGTTATAAAACTTATTGAAAGATGGAATAAATCTGATGATATCTCTCAAAGACATAGAGAAGATATTGTAAGAGAGTTAAATGATGTAACTGATGACTTAGCGTATTTAAAAGGTAGAATTAACGGTAAATCGAGATGAATGTGAGTGACTATAGGAATGAAACTACAGCTAAACTTGTTAAGTTAGACGAAAGACAAATAAGTATTTTTAAAACTTTACAAAGAATTGAAAAGCATTTAGAAAAGTTAAATGGACAAACAAGTAGAAATAGCGATGCAATTATCATGTTTAAAACATGGGGTTCAGCTGCTCTTTTGATTGTCCCTATTGTTGTAACATTAATAATGAGGTTAATACCATGATTGATTGGGTTCAAAATAATTGGATGAGTGTTGTAGGTACAGTCGCTGTAATAGGTGGAGGTATGTATATACCATTTGTCAGAGGAATGGTTTTAATGGGTTTTAAAACAATGGTTAGTGAAAGAGTAATTAAAAAGGTTGCTGTTCAAATCATTGAAAAACTCGTCAAATCAAGTAAGAATAAGTTAGATGATGTTTGGTTTGCTGAATTTAAGAAAAAAGTAGAAGATGCCTAGATTTAGTAGAAAAAGTAAATTCAAGCTAGGGACTTGTGATAAAAGATTAGTCGGTCTTTTTGAGGAAGTTGTGAAAAAATTTGATTGTATGGTTTTAGAAGGCCATAGAGGACAGAAAGCACAAGATGAAGCATACCTTAAAGGGAATAGTAAAGTTAGGTTTCCTAATGGCAAGCACAATAAAAGTCCGAGTGTTGCTGTGGATGTTGCGCCGTATCCAATAGATTGGGATGATAGAGATAGATTTCATTACTTTGGTGGATATGTACTTGGAGTTGCTGCTCAAATGGGACTTAATATAAGATGGGGCGGAGACTGGAATCAAGATACTCAAACTAAAGATAATAAATTTGACGATTTAGTACATTTTGAGATAAAGGAATAAATGCCTAAACAATACTTACAACTATCTAATTTTTCAGGTGGATTAAACACTAAATTTGATGGCCGTGATATTAAAGATGATGAAATTACTAATGTAAGTAATTTACACGTTTATAAACCTGGACAATTATTTTCATCAACTGCATCTGCAACTGAAACTAGTAGGGCAGATGGAAGTTTAGTATCTGGATATGGAATACATTTATTTAAATCTGATACTGACCTTGCTAATGCTTCAAAATCAATAGAGTTATTAGCTCTTGCTGATACAAATGACTCTAGTGATACGAAAATAGATTTTATTGAAGACCCATTTGATACAATAAGTGAAAGGGACGCTTCTACTTTTGTTACAGCTGAACAAATAGATTTGGGTAGTGGAGCTAGTGCAAATGTAACATATTACTATGCGGATGGAGCTCTAAGAACTTGTGATGCTGGTGGAGCTAATGTAGCTAATAATAAAATGAATTGGTATGGATTTGTTAAAAGAGGAAGCTCTGCTTTTGGTGGAGATATAAACGATTGGGAATCAAAAGATAACGCATTGTCTAGACCAGCTGGAACAAATTGTAATATAACGGAAACAGGATATGCTCCTACAGCCGCAAGTAGTGGTGTAGGATTTGATGTTGATTTAAGTATTGCAACAACTGATGATGATGGATTGTGGGAATCTACAACGTATGAACTTGCTCAATCTTTTGTATATGAGGGAGACCAAGAATCTCTATTAACAGGATATACAGAAAGTGTTACTTTATCAACAAATAATTATTTTACTAATGTTTATGTAGGTCTTAAATCATCTTTTGATGAAAGAATAAAAGGTGGAAGGGTTTATATAC